GAATGTGGTACTCCACATCTGCACTGTTATTACGAACATAAAGATGCTAAGACATTTACGACAATTAAGAAGAGGTTTCCTCGGGCTAATATACAGGTAGCGCTTGGAAACGCAGAGCAAAATAAGGATTATTTATCCAAGCAAGAATTGGTATTGGAACATGGAAAGCCAAAAAAACAAGGACGACGAACGGATATAGAACAAGTGCAGGAACTATTTCAAGAAGGTGCAAATATGCGCGAGATAGTTACGGTTGCAAAATCAGTCCAGTCTGTAAGGATGGCTGAAATTTATTACAAGTATTTAGAGAAATCCAGGAACTGGGAAACGAAGATACTATGGTTTTGGGGACCAACAGGAACAGGAAAATCCCTCAAAGCACGGGAGATATTTAGCGACCGTGATTACTACGAGACTATGGATAACGGTAAATGGTGGGAAGGATATGATGCGCACGAATGCGTAATCATAGACGACATCCGCGAAGAAACTTACGGTTATAAAAGCCTATTGAGATTAACAGATAGGTATGGCTATCGGGTGGAACATAAGGGCAGTAGTCGCCAACTTTTAGCAAAAGAGATTATTATAACAGCGCCCAAATCTCCACAACAAATGTTTCAGTTTTGTGGAGAGGACAACAGTCAATTATTAAGGCGTATTCATGAGATAAGAGAATTTGATGCACTGGGTGGAACAACAAGTGTATTTCCGGATAAGTTTGGAAATATTATCTCAGGAGAAGTTATAGAAGATGCCCCGTAAAGGACCTAAACGTATGACAGCGAATGCTGTCAAAGAGATTGTGAGAAAGGAACTCAAAGAGGAGTTAGAAGAAAAAACTGCTGTAATTGGAGTTAGCGACGCGACAGTCACTACAGCAGCAATACCTAATGGCGACGTAACAAATTCAGGCAACGTAGTCAAGTTATTCCCAAGCATTACACAAGGCACAGGACAGTACAACGACCGTATTGGGAATGAGATTAGGTTAAAACATTTAGATTTAAAGATGCTTATAAATTATGCATTACCGGACTTATCAACAGCAGAAAACGAAGATACCGCTTTAGGTATTAGAGTGATGATACTGCGACAAAAAGATGATAACGCCGCAGCCCAGGCCATAGAAAACTTTCAAGGAAATAAATTATTGGAGAACGGCGTAGGAACCGCAGGGCCTAAGCAATTCACCGGACAGACATTCAATTTAGTCCAAAAGATTAATAGAGAACAATTCAGTGTGCGCTATGACAAGGTTCATAATATTAAAGTTAATTACCGTCAGAGTAGTGGTGGAGCAACAGGAGTGTCCCAATCGTTTTTCCCACCCACTACGAAAGTAATCAGTAAGCGTTTGACATTTGGAAAACGCGGTTTAAAACTGACTTACGGGGACGGTGCAAGCGAAGAGCCTTCTAACTTCCCATACCTATTAGTTATTGGTTATGCCTCTACTGTATCAAGTTCGGTTCCCTCCTCAGGTATCCTACGATATAGTTATAGTTCTAATGCCAAATATACTGATGCTTAGATTTAATCATGACATATTATCCATATGCTATGATTTTAGGGATGTGTAGGAATATCCCCGAAATCTATATAACAACGATCGTTTAGAGAAAAAAAACCAGCCGCGAAAACGAGGGCTGCCGCTTGCGGCTCCCGCAGTTTTAGCAGTCTCTCCCGTGACGTGTTGCCGGACCGAAGAGGTTCGGCTACACCAAAGGGGGAGTAGCGTTGGCGTTGAAGAAGGTAAAGGAAGGCAGGGTTAAGTATTACCCCTGACTTCTGTGTAATTACTTTTGTGTAAAATATATTTAGGGAAAACAACTTAAAGATTTTTTCTCTGTGTAAGATATAGAGGAGGATTTCCTGATGAATGTTAAACGTTCTCGTAACTGGTTTTGTACTATTAACAATTATAGTGATGCTGAATTGGCGTTAGCACTTGATTATGCCTGTGAGTATAAACTTGTTGCAAAAGAAGTAGGTGCTGAATGTGGTACTCCACATCTGCACTGTTATTACGAACATAAAGATGCTAAGACATTTACGACAATTAAGAAGAGGTTTCCTCGGGCTAATATACAGGTAGCGCTTGGAAACGCAGAGCAAAAT